CTTGGATTCGCTTTGTGATGTAGAGTGGACGGACATCGACACCTGAAAAGAAATCACCACCACAACTTTCCCGGAAAGGGTGGGTAGTGGTAAATGATTTTTTATGGTTAACTTCGAACCCACAAAACTCCAGAGTTGCCTCTAGGAGCGGTACGACCGCAGTGTCCACGATGATGTCATCACCGTACACATGCGTGTCACGTCGTAGACCGTACATATTCGGCGTGTAAGCTTCGCATGCACTAGCCAAAGCCCAGAAAATCAGGCTTTCCAATTCGAAAGTGTATCCATTTCCCATTGAGGAGAACTTCTCGTACCTTAGCACGGTTCCATCCGGCATTACACCCTCATTGTTTCGAAGGAGACATAACCAGTAGAACCAATCCGCCGGAAGTAATCTTTCCACCAAACGGTAAGCGATTGTGTCGCTAGCGTTCGAAAGATCGATCGTGGCGTACAGCCAAGGGTGCCGACTCGCAAACCGGGCTAGTTCCCTGTGAAAGGACTGCCCGTATCGCAAGTCTATCCCAACCGACTTAAGCAAAATACGCATCAGCTTTCCAGTCCCGAGCTGCATGAACTGGTTGACCGAGTTTTGTATCTCAGCTGGTCGATCGATAATAGCTGTCTTTGGAACGGTTGTGATGCGGTTGCGTGGAATAAGACGGATTTTCGACGGCATCTCACCGCCATAATCATCCATCCCGGAGGACACACGGACGTCATAAATCAACGTACCGAAATCATCCATCCCCGCGCGTAAACCCGCGCAGCGGGCCCACCCGGGCTGCATCTGAAACAGCATGCCCAAGAAAGGTTGCAGCGAAGGTGTGGCGGTCACTAAGCCGCTTATCTTATAACAAAGAGCGACTTCCGAGGCGTCTTTTAATCCGGCTACCAAGCCCGGACCGAATGAAGCCATACGAAGAACCTTCACAACGTCAAACCGACCCAACAAACGACGTATTTTCTTGCGAGCCAGTGAAATCACGGGCTGCACCTCTAGAGGGATTTCTCCTTGGAGGATTCGTTTGTTTGTATCGGCACAACGAGCTTCAGCAGACAACACAGACTGAAGCGCTTTCGCCTTCCGAGACTCAGGTGTTGCGAGTTTTCCGAAAGGGTACTTACGCAACAATTCCCCAACCTGACGATCGGACGCGTACGAGTACGGGTCATCATAGTCACGGGGGTCGACAGCAAGGTTAAGCACTTCCAGCGGGTTATCCAACACCCGTCGGGCACTCACTCTACTGTAAGGAGAATCGTAGCCTTTACACAACCGCGCGAACAGCGTAAGAACGTGCTGATCGCTGAGCCCTTTGAAACTAAGGCTCTTGAGACTGGGTTTCGGAAAAGACGGCTTTACAGGCCGTGATGAGGGGTTAACCTCATCAACCCACCGAAGCAACTCAGTCACCCCATGAATTGGGCAAACGCCCTTACCATTAGGTCTTCGAACAGACATAACCATGTCATAATCCTCAGGCGAATTAGGCGACCGAAGTCGCTACATCACGAACTTAGGTTCAAGTCCGAGACGTTCTCGGCCGTAGTGGCGTGGGATTCCAAGGTCTTGGCGCGAGCAAGAAGCTCATCGCGTTCAGCCTCAGTACCATCCACAGGGAGGAG